AGTTTGCCGATAGGCTCACCGGCACAGATTTTAACCGCGATCAGAAGGTCGAGCGGACGCACGTCCTTGCCGGGCAAAACAAAAGGAGATTCAACCGCTTCCAGCTGCAGACGACGGAGCAGGGAGAATGGGTCAACGTAACGACCCAGCACGACTAGGCGGCAGGGGTCCGTGAACGCGCTGAGGGCGCGCGGACACATCGGTTAGACGACGGCCTCGTAGCCGACGGCAGTGACGGAGACGCTAGAATAGGATTTTACCGCGCCTTTATCTGAAATTTTGGTAATCCAGCCCGAAAAAGTAGTCGAAGCACTGCCGCTCGTGTAAGACGCGGCGGTGTTAACCGTCACCGAGAAGGCTGCACCAAGGATAGGCATTACTGAAGTTTTCGCAATCAGCTCGCAGGTGATGGAGGTCTTCCTATCGTCACCGCGCCAAGCAACCGTCCGGCCGTTTTCGTCAACGATAGTGGCCTCGGCGTTGAACTCGCCGTCATTCGTATAACTTTGAACCACGGCGTTCGTAACGGTGGTATTCGGCAGGGCGTAGATCGCGCTGATGCCTTCGACGATTGCGGCGCACATGGTATATCTATTGTTTTGGGGGTAAGGTTACGGCTGGGGGTTGACCACGATCAGGATGTCATACCCAAATACGGACGCCCAGGAGCGTTCGTTTACCCCTTCGTCCTCGGACTGGGGGGTGACGTCATAGCAGAGGGCATCGCCCCCGGTCACAAAGACTGCTTGGATAGCCGTCAGGTCCTGCATTGCCCCGGCCACGGCAGCGCATCGGGCGCGGTGCTGGGCTAGGGTGTTGTCGTCGGCAGAGGAAAAGACCGTAATCCGCGTAGCGCAGGAGTAGTTACCCAGCCCCTGGGGCAAGTCGTTAGGCGCTCGGGCCGAGTCGCAGAGGACGATGGCCTTGGGAAGTACGTTGGTATCTGCACCGTCGCCGGTGTAGATGTAGACACCCGCAAGCTCGGTCTGAGCTGAGAGGTGAGAAGCGATAGCGGCTTCAAGGATTTGTCGTGCGGATTTGGTTCCCATAAAGGTGGTTACTTGCGGTTGGCTCGGGCTGTGGCGTCGCGTAGTCTTCCGGGCAAGGTGGCCTGAATCTGTTTAACGCGGTTGCCATAGACAAGGTTCTCCATCCCTGCGTCCGTTGCAACATTGTTGATGTTGCCGATAAGATTAGTGGCCGTCATGGACGTTCCTGTAGGGGTCTGGCTCATGGAGAACTGGCCCATTGACGTCATGTTACGATCTACCCAAGGGGCATCGTATACGCCGAGGTTACGTGCATTTCCCTTAGAACTGATAAGTGGGGGAATTAAACGTAAGGCCGCAGCCCATGCGGCCTTAGTGTAACCGACCTTCAGTTGGCGCTTGGCAATGTAAGCCTGCAATTCTAGCAGGGTTTTAACCATGTATTGAGGGCCACCTACAGGGGCGTTCTTAGGCCAGCGTCCACCGACCTTGGCTTTATACTTATCATGGATGCCTCCTAGGTCGTTAGTCGGCCCTTCAATAGGGCGCATGCTTCCATCTGCCCGGGCTTTGTTTAAATAGTTCTGGGCCTTGGCAAAGGCTCGGCGCGTGTCGCTGTCTTGCATAATCTTACGCATGACCGGGGACAGGCCCTTAATGTTCTTCTCGGTCGGCTGCAGGGCAATAAAGTCCATCCAGGAGCGACCGCTAGGGCCAGTGCCCTGGACAGCGTTAATGACTTGCCGGAGGAATACGCCCTTTGACTTTACGCCTTGATCCATAGGAATGAAAATGCGCCGGACATCTTTTGCCAGTTTGCCCATGCCTGCCTTGTGAGCGGCAACGCTCAGGCCACGGCCACCGCCCTTGGGCATGGGAGGGGTGAAGGTCATAGCATCCCGGAGCATCAGGCGCATTTGCTCGTTAGTGATAATGTCGCGCTCAACTTCCACGTCCTTAGCGAACTGGGCAATGGCCGCGTCAAAGTCGACCCTGCTTTTAGGGTCAATGCCGCCTTCCTTTTTTGCCATTACTGGTTATCGTCTACGCACTCTAGCTCGATGACGGCGCTAGTCTGCTTGTATGACTGGCCCTTGATACGGAGGACCTGACCGTTTACCGTGAACTTCTTACCTTCGCCCAGGGCGGCAATAGGGACGCCCGATACGATGGTGGCAACCTGACCCCCAACCCGACCATCAGAAGCCGTCCAAGGGGCCGTAGCGGCGGCGAAACGCACCGTCCACATCTTCTGGTCAACGAAACCCCCAGAGTCGAACTTAGGGGTATTCATCGGGCGGGACAGTCCGACGAGGAATAGGTTAGCGCCGACCGTAGCCGGGACGCCGATATCGGCTAGGAGACTTTGGAAATCTGGCAGGAATGTATCGTAAATGCTCATAGGTTGGGAGGGTGGGGAATTGGAGATACAAAAAAGCCCCCATCGCTGGGGGCTGTTTCAGGCCGTCAGCCCAGATTAGGCGCTGTAGACGGAGGCGATCGTACCAGTCGTGATGCCCTTGTTCGCGCCGAACATCAGTTCCATGGAGCCGATGAGGTTACGAGTGGAGGGGTCAGACCAGACGTTGTAGTAGACCGAGATACCAAGGCCTTCGATCGGGACGACTTCGCTGACGAGGAAGTCGCTGCCGACGTTCTCGAAAGAGGGGGCCGCCGACGCCAGGGCGATGGCTTCGGAACTGCAGGCGAAACCAGAAAGGTTGGCCTCAGAGGGGAAGAGGTTAGCGTAGAACACGCCACCGTCGAAACCGTAAGCACCAGCCGAGAGAGCCAAGCCAGTCGTGCTGGTCGGGATAAGCTGGGAGTAGATGCCCGGGTTAACGATCAGGGTCTTGCGACCAGCCTTGCTGACACCGGCCCAGAGAGCGCGGAGAGGGGCAGAGCCAGGGGTAACAGTCGAGTCAGCACCAGTGTAGGTGGCAGCGCCGAAGTTAGCGACCGTGATAGGAGCGGTAGCGGCGGCCCAGATAGAGTCGGCCAGCTTGTCCATGTTGATCTTCAGAATCTTCTCCAGACGGATGCCGTTCTGGATGTCAGCGTAGGAGAGACCGAACGGCTGGTAAAGGTGGGCCATCGTGACGGCGGTCGCACCGAGGGTGCTAGCACCGATGGAGCTGAACGAAGTCGGGTTGGTCAGCGTGGTGCTGCCAGCGGTGGAGAGAGCCACCTGAACGACGTCCATCGGGCGCTTCACATCAGACGAGAAGTCGGACGAGAAGTTGGCGAGGCCGGCGAGGCGATTCGAGAGTGCGGTAAGGCTGAGTTCGGCGACGGTATCGACGATCAGAGCGCTGTTGATGGTGTTAGCCATAGTGTGTTATATTTGGGGGGTAGAGATTATTTAGCGGAAAAGAGGACAGCCTTGTGCTTTTTGAAGAAGGCGCGGCGTTCAGCACCGACAGGCATCGCGGCATACTGCTCGCAGATGGAACCGACGACAGCCTGGGCGACAGGAGCGGCGACCGGGTCAACGCCAGAAGCGGCGAGGATGACGGCGGCTTCGGCAGAGCCGGTGGCCTTGGAGGCTTCAAGCTCGGCGACCTTGGCGTTAGCCTCGGCGAGAGCGGTTTCAAGTTCCTGAACCTTCTGGGCGTGGGCAGCGGACTCGACCTTGAGGGCTTCGAGTTCAGCGGACACGTCAACGACAGAGGCTTCGACCGTCTTGCGGAGATCGTCGCGTTCAGCGGTAAGGGAGACGACAGCAGCCTCGGCGGCCTTGAAGCGTTCTTCGATGGTCATATACTATTGCGGGGCGGGTAAGGTTATGCGTCTTGCTCGAAAGCCACTAGGGCTTCGGCAAAGGATGAGGCTAGGCCAGTGATCAGGTTCTTGCTGGCGGCTTCGCGGCCAGTGAATACTTGCCCTTCCATGTCGTCGCGGGAAGCCATCGAGCGCTTGCGGAGGACGGTCTGCTTGAACTCTTCATGCATGGCTTCGATGGTTTCGTTTTCCATGTCGCGCTGTTCGTCCGTATATCCTTCTCCGGCGATGTTAGGCGCTTTATACTTTCCGGCGCGGAACACTTCGACCTTAATGCCCATGTTCTTAAAGGCTTCCTCGTAGGACTCGTCCACGGCGATCACACCTATCGAACCCACGACCGCTGACGGCGAGGCCAGCACGTAGTCGGCCTGACTCCCAGTATAAAATGCCCCGGAGGCCATGAGCTTTCGGGCATAGGCCATCGTCGGCAGGGGGATGCTGGCAATCTTGTCGGCGAGTTCGGGCGTACCGACCACCGTACCGCCGGGAGAATCAATCTCAAAGGCGATGCGCTTGACGGCAGGGTTAGCCAGCAGCTCGTCAATCTGTTCGCCAATCTCACCCATGTCTGAAGCCCCGGTCATCTTCTCAAACTTGGTAAGGCCCATAGCCAGGAACCCCGACAGCTGAACGACGCCAGTCCCGCCCTGGGTAACGTAGGGCTTCACGACCGGGTTGAAGAACATATCGAGCACGCCGTCGATAACGCCGTACTTCTCCGCGTACTTCAGATGGTTTGCGGCTTTGATGGGATCGCAGAGCATAGGCGCTCCGCTTAGTCCTTCGATAATGCACTTCATGGGGTAGAGGGGGGAGGAGGTAGGTCGAGGTTGTCGGCCACGTCAGTGGGCGTCTGGGTTGCGGCCTGACCCTGCTGGAGCCAGTTGAACTGCGACTGGTAGAGCATCCAAAGCGGTAGACCACGGTCCTTGGCTTTCTGCACGCGCTTCTCGGCTTCGACCGCTAGGGCTTCCAGCGTATCGTCAAACGTGACGCCCTTCTTGCCGAGGATAGCCGCAGCAGTGGTAAGACCCATCTGTAGGTCGGCGCGGTCTTGCGAGGCTTCGCGGCCAGCGTCCACCGTGATGTCGCGGGGGGTAATCCACGACTTGCGGTTAAAGTCCGGGTCATCGGGAATCTTACCCTTGGCGATACCGTCGGCGATGACGTAATCGTAAACACGGTCGAGGCTGTCGATCAGGATGCTCTGCCACTTGCCAGCCCATCGTGACACGCGCCCGGCGACCAGCCTCACTGAACTGCCGCCGAGGACGCCAGGGGTGACTTGATATTCGTAAGGGAGCAGACGGACGATGTCGCGCTCAATGGCGGTCATCATGCCCATCCATGCAGCTGAGGGGCGCGTCTGAGCCAACTGGGTCAGGTCCTCGTTAGTATCGACCACCAGCATTTTGCCACCCATCTGGCTGGCAATCTTCTCGCAGGAATTAGCATCGCCGGAGAACTTGGCCGCAGGGTCGTCTTGTAAAACGCCGCCCTGCTTCTTCAGGATAAGCGTATGGTCGGCCCCAGTGCGAGCAGCCCTGACCTCTAGGCCGAAAACCTCGAGGTGGTCCTGGACGCTGTTCAGGGATGATTGAAGCACCGCGTAACCGCGCACCGCAGAGGGGCGGTCGTACTCCATAATCTGGAGCATGGCCGAGGCGGGCACATAGCGGTCTTTGCTGGCGTCGCCAACGTAGACATTCCAGCCGGTGATTTCTCCAAAAGTTCCTAGATACGCGCCATCAACGTTAGTGTTATTGAACGCATCGCGCGGAGTCCCGACGCGGTGGGCTTCCAGAATCTGGACGGCTGGAACCCCGGTCTTCGGGTCGTTAGTCAGGATGCCGAAAGAGTCACCGTCGATAATCGCTCCAGACATCCACATGGTCTGAAGCTGGCCGAGGTTGTAGCGCCGGGTCAGGTCGCAACGCACCGACCAGTCGCGGAAGTATTTATCGTAGGCCGCAGCGGTCTTGGCGTTCTTAGCCAGGGACTGAGCCATGAGGCCGTCACCGACAGAGATTAAAACAGCCTCGTCCACGCACTGCTTGTAGATGGGACTATTACGCACAGCCCAGCGGGACTTCGCCATCATGGCGGTCCGCGTCGCAGAGTTAACCTCGGTGCGCTGATCGGCGACCCCACCGATGAATAGCATCCGGCGAGCGCCAGACTGGGTCGTGCTCGCAAACTGCGAGTAAGATGCCGAGGGTTGCTTCTTAGCCGCCTTGGCTTTGGAGGTGGATTTCTTTGGAGCCATTAGAGGTCAACGCGCGAATCCCAGTTAACCTGTACGGAGGTATGAGCACCGCCATAACGTGAACTGTCGATGCGGGATAAAGCGTAGTTAATCTCTAGGATGCGGGTAGCAGGGGGCATCCCGAACTGCTTGTTAACGCTCGTGCCGGAGTCGGAATATGAGGTCACAGCCAATCCGAGGTCAGCAAGGGCCTGTGCCTTGTATTGCAGCAAGGTGTCTTCGGGGACGCCTACGTAGATGCCTAGGGCGCACATATAACTATTGCGGGGTTTGTAAGGTTTGCGGTTCGTCCCTGCCAATCAGACCCCAGCGTGCGGCGATGAGCATGCCGAGCAGTTCACAGTCTAGGGCGTGGTTATGCTTAACCCCTTGGCGTAGACGCCAGATAGGCTTACCCGCCTCCTTCGTCCTGATCTCGGAATCAAGTTGGGCGATGTATTCGGGCAGGGCATCACGAGCAAACGTAAAGACGCGGCGAGCGCGCGTGCCCCAGAATAAATCCTTACCGCTCAAATTGGACCACACGACCAGCGTCGTGGGGTTGCGGACGCCCGGCACATGGATGGCGGTCGGGGTGTTGTAGAACCGACGCACCGCGTCACCGGCCTTCGTCTTGATGTTGAAATACTCCTGGCCTGAACCCTTGGCACACTGCCAGCCACGAGAGGCGCACTGCTTGTAAACCTCTTGGGTCGAGTTGCCGTCGCCAGAGTCCACCATGACAAGCTGCGGGTGGACGCCATGCTTTGCCACTAGGGCATCAACTCCGCTCCAATCGGTCAGGCCGTCGGTGCTCATCACCTTGCCGAACCAGACTAGACGGCTGTGCCCGGTACGCGCCCACTGCCTGAGCACGACCCACAGGTGGTCGCCCTGACAATCAATGGCTGCGGTCAGGAACTTAACCGAGCCTTCAGGGGCTTCGGCCTTGTCCACTATCTGACCGCGTGGGCCGATGTAGGCCACCGCTTCCCAAGGGTCTGCCATGGCGTAGTCCGAGGACTCGGTGCTTACCACAAGTGAGCCAGTATCGTCACTCCATGGCTGTGCCAAGAACTGGTTTTTAAATATCTTCCTTGGGGTTATGTCGCCCAGCTCCGCTACCTGTTTTGCCTTGATCGTGTCCACGGCCAAAGACCCCCAGCTCGTAGAGGCCAGAGCGTTGACGTGCAGTCCAACGTACCCGGCCTTCTCGGCTTGCCTTGTAGCCACAAACCCAGCGCCGCGCTCTACGTCGTTGCACGTGGTTCGCACCTCGTCGTTGTCCTCTAGCCGCGTCTTGCACTTTGAGCACTCGTAGGTCGTGCCGTTCTGGACGGCCTCAAGGTCCCAGCCGTCAATCCCTTTAGCCCCTTCTGGAAACCTGATGTAGTCCCACAGGAACGGCTGCCGGTGCTGGCACGTCTCGACCGGGCAGACGAAGTGCCACTGACGCTGGTCGGTCATCAGGTAGAACTTCCAGAACTCAGCGCCTTGGCCTTCGATGTCCCCTGGCTGGCTCTCGTAGACCGCCTTACTAGCGAACGCCGCCGCCTTCAGTCGGCTCATGCTCATAGCGATTGCACCGTTAGGCCATTGCCAGATTTCCGATCCGAGGACGTAGCGGACGTGCAGGCTTTGCAGGTGCTTCTCGGTCGAGGCCGAGCGGTTGTGAATCAAACACCCATCCGCAAACCGTAGCGTCCCTGACTTGTCGTTGTCGTCTGCGCTCATCTGCGAACGGATGTCGGCCACCTGCTCGAACAGCGGACGCAGCTCGTTCAAGGTGAACCCCTTGGCCTTGTCCTGCGAGTCGAGGAAGATAGCCATCGAAGCCCGGCGGTTCGCCATCAGGTAAGTCGCAATCAGTTTAAGCGTCAGCGTCTTTCCGCAGCCGATTGCCCAGGGCATGAACATTCGGCTAGTCGTAGGCGCGTTGAAAATCCGCACCGCCTCGGCAATCCACGGCCAGCGCTTAGGGTTGTACCCGCCATCGAACACGCCCGCAGGAATCTTCTTAACGTTCTCCTTTAGGTACGCGACAGGGTCGCTCAATGCCGACGGCCTGACCACCGCAAGTCCCTCCTGGAACAGTTCCTCGGCGTTCATGCCTTCGGCTCCTCAAACACTCCGGCCACTCGGGCAACCTTCTCGCGCGCTTCCCTTGCCCATTCGGTCAGGACTCCGATGGACTTGATTGGGTCCTTCGGGTTGCAGTTCTCGCCGCACTCTGAGCCAAGCGCGTCTAGCCGCTCGACGATCAGGCCAGCCAGACGGAGCATCGCCTCTCGCGCTTCGACCGCAGGAATCTGCTCGCGGCTGAACACTGATCGGCGCTCCTGCTCCTCACGCAAGGCACACGCCTGCTTCAACGACTGGTTATAAGTGACCTGATATTTCCCAGCCTCGGCATCTCCAGCACGCAGCATCCTTTCATACTTCTCGCGGGCAAGAACGACCAG